CTAAAGATTTGCATGCTGATATAACAAAGTTGCTGCTTGCCTTGCAAACTGACCATGCAAATGCGCCTCAGGATGACGTTATTGAAGTGCAAATCACTGGTGGTAAATTCTAAAACTGCATATATTTTGAGATAAATAAATGTAGGAGTTTATTGATGAGCAGACCCAAGCCCAATGTTATCATAGAGCAAACAAATCGGACCACTTATAAAAGTGAGCAGGTGTTGGCCAGCGAAGGTGTGTGGGCTGTGTTCTATGACACCCGACCTATCAATCTCAAAACTTCTAATCTTTTGGTTCAGTATCCTGGCCCCAAATATAAAAAAGTATCATTCTCCAATCCGGGTCACGCAAAAAATCTTGCCAAGAAACTCAACACACAATTTAAAACTGACAAGTTCACTGTGGTGTTGTTAAAAGAAGGCCCCCAGGTATATCCTTGATGTGCGTGATAAACGTCTACTCACTGAAACACTGGTAGCCGAGCTGCCCAAACATCTGGGCATCACTGTAGATGATGCCCATGCCACATGGTGGGCCAATCTCCGTAGTGCTGGCGGACTACGACTGACCGATCGTGGCTATGAAATATTTTGTGAACATTTGAATCTTGAACATCATCATTATTCTCTTGAACCTTTTCGCATCACAATGACACATGTGTTGGCATTGGATCGCAAATTGCAAATGCCTTACTATATTGTAGGAAAGAAAAAAATACCAGTGGATCTTGTGATGTTTGGCAGTAAAGAAGCTATGCTGATAAATCTTTATGGTGACTTAGATAAGTTTTTAAGCAATTACAGTTGACTCAAGTTGAGCAATACTATATAATACATTATGAGCAAAATATCATCAAGTCCAGAGCGCAATACCTTTCAAAAAGAAGGATATATTAAACGTTGCGAGGAAAAGGACGAGGAGCCTAATCCCGACTATATTAAAATGTACGAATCTTGGCGTGAGCAAGATGAAAAGAATCTTGTAGATCCAGCGTGGCAAAAAGACAACATGGAGTACGATCTCCGTAGTACCAAATGGATTTGCGACAAGGTTAAGGCCAATGACAACTACGCACAGAATCTATATGCGGCCATGTGCAACATGCAGTTTGTAAAGAACAAAGTATGGCCATTGATCAAGGATCAACGCTGGAGTGCCAGTTGGAGACATGCAGGGGGTATCGTGGCTGACATGCGCGAACAAGGTGACTATATTGATTGGTATTGCAGTGGCATTGGTGAAGGATTGGGTAACGGCGACAAAGGATATGTGCCAGAAGGAACAGTCACAGACGAAATACGTGCAGACCTATTTCAACTGGAGTGGATTCCAAAAGAATGGGATAATGAATAAGTAAGAGTTATTGCTGTATGAAGCAAAGAGAAAAGTGTTCCGGACGAGGGTTCGACTTCGCACAAATAAGAAAGGTACTAATTGACTAACCAAGATATAAGCAATATGCGTTTGGTATGTAATCTAGCAAAACAATTATTGGATTACATTTCAGCATTTGTTGTAGCAGGGGTAACTACTAACTCTCTTAATGATTTGTGTGAGAATTATACTATAAATGTTCTCAATGCAGAAAGTGCCCAATTAAACTATGAAGGGTTTCCAAAATCAATCTGCGCCAGCGTAAATAATGTAGTCTGCCATGGCATACCAAACAATACACCATTAAAGAACGGAGATATCTTAAACATAGATGTAACCGTAAAAAAGTTGATAGATGGGTCTTATTTTTTTGGTGATACTAGTAAAATGTTTATGATTGGTGAAGTTCATCCTCGGCACAAATTCTTGTGTAAAACAACATACGACTGTTTAGAAAATGCGATAAAGATTGTAAAGGACGGTGTTCCCTTTAACAAAATAGGTAAAGTTATAGAAGAAACGGCTTCTAATGCAGGCTTTAGTGTTGTGAGAGATTTTTGTGGACATGGTATTGGTAAAGAATTCCATACTGTCCCTCAAATCTTACACTACAAAAATAACGATTCTTCATTAATGAAAGAAGGAATGATATTCACTATAGAACCAATGATAAATGAGCGAGGACACAAAGTAAAACTATTAGAAGATGGTTGGACCGCTATAACCCGTGATGGTGGATATAGTGCTCAATATGAACATACTATTCTTGTTACCAAAAATGGGTGTGAAGTTTTAACAGGATAACTCTTACAAATAAAAATTGAATTTACAAAAGCGTAGATTGATTAAATACAAGTTATTGCTGTATGAAGCAAAGAGAAAAGTGTTCTGGACGGGGGTGCGAATCCCCCCAGGTCCACCAAAAGGATTTTTATGTTTGAGAATTGGCATTGGGTTTATATGTGGGGCATCTTAGTTGTAGTCAACTATATGTTTTGGATTATAAAAAGTCTTTTTGATGGGCCTGACCTAGATTCGACAGGGCAACAAGTAAATTAGTGGACAGCTCGGCAATGCAGAAGCCGTAGGACAGGGGTAACCCGGTTGTAGAAGCAAAAAAAGTAAATGCAAAAGCAAATACAACCGTAACTGTAAGTGGTAAGAACGTCAAGTTCTCAGCTCGTACAGCCAAGGAATCTTTAGCAGTCTAAACACTGCTTAGGGTAGTTATACCTCGTAACAGAAAATAACAGAAAGCACCTTCGGGTGCTTTTCTTTTGGACAAATTTCTAACATTTCGTGTCAAAACATGTGCGTACACGCACACGTAGTGTTGGTAATCTTGTGTATAATTATTGGATAGACAAATTATTTGTTAAATATTACATTAAAAGGAACAATATGACAACTACAATCACAATCAAAGACAAAGCAATCAATGCCACTTACCAAGATAAAACTGGTACAACAAGCGGTGCAGGCACTGGAGCTAAATTTGATGTAACCAAAACCGACGGAGTTTATTCCGTTATATTAGATGCAGCCGTAGCAAGTGCAGGCACTGGCTATGTGGCAGGCGATACCATCACACTGCTGGGCACAGGACTTGGTGGCACTGTTGCCAACAATTTAATCTTAACTGTGGCCACAGTTGGCGCAGGTGGTAAAATTGCTACCTTTGGTGCAGTTGGCGCTGGTCTTTCTGGCGACGGTGTTGTGGATATTCAAATTGATGTAACTGGTACTGCCGGTATCGACACATTCAGCATCAATGGTGCCAGCACTGATTACACAGTGACCAAGACTGCAGACAAAATCACTGCTGGTAGCACACTGGCAACCAATGTGGCATTTAACTTGGCCAGTCACGAGCGTGTTGTGTTCACCGACAAAGCTATTGCTTATGATGCTGCAGGGCGGGCAGGTGATGTATACGCATTGTTAGCAGCTGCACTTGGAGTTGCTGATGTTACCAAAGCCTACACAGGCATTGGTATCAGTCTTGCTGATAAAGGTTGGACAAACAAAGAATTAGCAACAGCATTGTTAGCCACTGATGTTTACAAAGCAGACGCAGGTGGTGTCAGCAATGAAACATTCATCAAGAATGTTTATAAAAATGTTTACGGTACCAATGCTACATTGACACAGGTCACTGACTACACAGCATGGATGACCGCCAGCAATTTGAGTCAAGCCGATGTACTGGTTGCTGCCAGTGAGTTGGCAGCATTTGAAACAACAATTGGGTTGGTTGGGTTGGCAACAACAGGTATTGACTATACCCCAGTTGTAGTATAATACATACCAGCACAATTTAAAAAAGGCCCTAGGGCCTTTTTTTATTGGTAAGTATTAGCCTATGTGTGGTATACTACTGGTAAAAAGTCAAACAGAAATTTCATTAGATAAACATTTATCTGCCTTCAGGATATTACAGTCTCGTGGACCAGACTTTGATCGCTTCCAATACGAAAATAATATATTCATTGGTCAAACTGTTTTGCATATAACTGGCACAGATGAATATTATAAACACAGCCATGATAATTTTTTGGCCTACAACGGTGAAATTTACAATTACCGAGAGTTAGGTAGTTACGAAAATGACATAGAGTTCATACATGAAAGTGTAGAAAACAATATAGATCAATTGACTCAAGGCTGGGGACCATGGGCATGGGCATGGACTGACACCAAGACTGTGTTGTATGCGTCTGACCCGCAGGGCGAACGCTGTTTATACCAGTATCAGGATGACAACATTTTAATTGTTTGCAGTGAAGTTGCACCAATATTGACCTATATAAGAGCAGAAAAAATATCACAAACATACCAAACAAAACATTGGTGCATGTTGTTTGATACACCCTGGCGTGGTATCAGTAGAATAATCCCAGGTCAGTTATATCAAGACGGGCGCCCAGTCAGAGAAATTGACAGTGTTTGGTCTTGGGTGCAGCCCAAACAATACAACAACATTGATCAGGCCTACGAAGAATTTAAATTTATTTGGAAGTATTCTACCAGCGCAATGATTCCTGCTTGCCCGGCTGCATTGACTTACTCAGGCGGGTTAGATTCTAGTATCATATTGAATTCTATTCCCGGCCTTGAGCTTTACACTGTTAACAACACAGGCAAAGACCTTATTGTTGATCGCATACAAGAGTTTTTAACACCTAAAGAACAATGTCAATTGCACGAATTGTCAATCGACGAATCACAGTGGGCTGAATATTTTTTAAACTTGATTGATCGGCTACAGATGCCGGTGCAAAGTTGGAGTTTTGTTGGACAATGGATCATAAGTCAACATTGTCAACAACGTGTGTTATTCACCGGGGTAGGAGCCGATGAATTGTTTGGTGGATATGACATTTATAAAACCATGCATTATGCCGATTGTTCCCACAGCCCGTATAGCCAGAATGGCCATCAAGATTTGTGGGATCAATGCCGGTCCGTGTATCAAGGTCACACAGGGCAAGCTACATTGTTAATGGACTATTGGCACCAGATAGTAGGATGTGATGCTCAAGGCATTGATGCCATAGCTGGTGCATGGGGCATAGAAACTCGTAATCCATTTTTGGCCAAACCAGTGATGCAATTTGCATTGAATTTACCATATGATTTTAAAGTTGGAGTTGAATCAAAACCGTTAATAAGAAGATTATTCTTAGAAAGATGGAATGACGATTTAATCTTGCCCAAGAAAGGATTTACTGGGCATTGCAATGACAGTTTGCCTTGGCTAGGAGTCGACGTTATGCCAACTGGCAATCGAGCTCAAGATTGGAAAGCAATAGTGCAGGCTAGTTTTTATAATCGTCCCAGTTGACCAAAGTATCAAACCATGCAGGTGTAAACACTGTGTCGGGGTATTCTTTTAAATAATTTGTAATCGCAGACACACAATAGTCTTCACTTGGAGTTGTATGAACAGTGCGTGAGCTGTTGTATTCATACCAAATTAGTCCATACAGTGCATCTGCATCGGTCAGTCTAAATAAAAATTTCTGTCCTACCTCTGCCTGACACAACTCTGCAAATCTTACAAATGTTGTGATTGATTCTAAATGATCAAATTGATCTGCGTATTTTCGATGTGTACAGATAAATGCATGAACAGTTGACATACTGGCAATTCTTTCCAGTGCTCTGAGTCTAGTTTCGCCTGTGCCAGATTCGTATTTTTCATTTCCTATATACTGCAATAACATGGGTTTGATACTGCCACGACGTGGCAAATCATCTACCCATAAGTTGAGCTTGACCAAATTGGCAATTTCATAATGATTTTGTGTGTCTGTTAAAAATCCTGATATACTTTGTTGATTTATTTTTTGGTTTGCCCATTGGCATAAATCTTCAAGACTCTGGTTTGATTTAATTTTATTTTTATCTACTGTTGGATTATAAAATATACAGTGAGTTTTGTCATGTAAACTTTCTCGAACAGGATCACGATCAGATGGGTAGACAATTTCTATAGTAGGGTAATTCCAGTACATATAAGTAATTAGCATGAAAACTCATCAAGATCAAATTTGGATATCATCTCCCAGAGAAAATGAAATTGTCAAAGTATTGAGTCAAACAATACAAGCACAAGGATTTACTCCTACCAAAGCACCACTCGATCCATACACAAATAATTACGGCTATCCATACATCTACAATCGACAGGATTTGACACTGAATTGCAGATTGGTTGATATTATAGATCAAATGGAATCGGATATAATTATCACTGACAATATATTTTTGCAATCACTTCCGGGAGATGTTGTTAGTGTGTTGCCAGAATTTTGGTCAATTTGGCAATTTAATCCTGTGTATCTAAATCGGCCAACTACCCGTGGATTTAATTGTTTTATGAATCGTATTCGCGGCGATAGGTCCATAACATTTTACGAATTGATACGAAGAAATATCTTAAACGACGGACTTGTTAGTTTTAATTGTAGTCAATCCGAATATATGGACCAATACGAACAGGCTGAGTTTTATGATTATTGGCGCGAACATGACCAGGGACTAGAACTTGTGCCTTATAATACTGTAGAATCTCACGGTGCTCTTGAACAATGTATTATTGATTCAAACGTAAGTTTGATATTAGAAACATTCATTAGTCAGAGTCATATTGCGTTCAGTGAAAAAATATTTCGTGCATTGCAATTGCCTAGACCGTGGTTGCTGTACTGTAGTCCCGGAGCAGTGGGTTGTTTAAAACAGTATGGATTTGATGTACTATCCGATTATGTGGATCACGGTTATGATGAAATTACAGAAAATAAAAGTCGTCATTTGGTTATTTTAAATCAACTGGAAACTTTTATTGATAAAGTTTACACAGAACAAGACTATGCAAGATTTGATCAGGCAGCTAGCCACAATCAACAACTGTTAAAACATTTTGCATCAACATGGCCTGAAAAGTTCAATGCGGTTTTAGAAAAAATCAAACAATTATGATTGAATTGTCAGGACCCGAGTATAGGTATACCGGAGAACAGCTCACTGAGCCAGAAACAATTTTTGTAGAGGATCATCATTACAATGAAGAACTGCATGAATTTCCTGTGAAAAGATTGTTAGAAAATAGCACAAATCCACATGCACATACCATAGTATTTGATCATGTGCTACAACACGATGACATGCTAAAAGATTATAATTTAGTATGTTTGCCTGTGCTGATGGCAAAATACACTAACCAATTTATACAACAACAAATTATTCCAGATTGGAGTCACAAATACCAAACATTTAATTTTATAATTAATAAGATACGGCTTCATAGAACTTTTATGTTAATGCTGGTAGACATGTTTGATCTTCATGATTGTGAATATACACTCTGCTGGAAGCATACTGATATTGATAAAAATGCAATGATGCGTGAAACTAATAACATTGCCTATCAAAAAATTATTTTATCTAGTAAGATTACCACTACACCAAGGCAGTACCTGTTTGGAACTGAAAAATTACTCGATCAAGGACTACAGTATGGTTCAATAACTAATCCAGAAGTTTATCAAAGATTCTTACAACAAGCTGTATTTGAACCCACATGTGTTAGTTTAATCACAGAGCCGGCATTTTTTGAACGCGAAACTATCATAACAGAAAAAACTATCATGGCTATCTATGGCGGCACAGTTCCTATCTGGGTAGGCGGATGGCGCATAGCAGATTATCTGCGTGGTCAAGGATTTGATGTGTTTGATGACATTGTGGATCACAGCTATCAGGATATGCCGGATCCATGGGATCGTTGCTATTATGCCATAGAAAAAAATCTCAACTTACTCAAAGACTTTGACACAGTTCAACGATTTGTATACAATAACAAACATAGACTCCAAGCAAATTTAGATCTGTTGACCACTAATATTTTTTTTAAAAATACTCAACAAATTTTGAACCAGCAATCCACAAAGGTAAAAACAGAACTAGAAGTAAAGTTAAAGTGGTTGACTTAAAATCATAAATAACGTGCAATAACAACTGCAATGAATACTCATCACTATTATCACACAATCAATGTTCAGCCTGAAACAGGGTCAATAGCCTGCTGGTCACTGTTTGGTGCGAATAGTGATACATTAGAGATTGATAGGGTCCAGGAAGACACAGTGTAATACCACAGTGTTCACAAACTCCAAGGACCCTAGGATTAAAAACCCTAGGGTTTTTGTTTTTAGCAAGGAAAAAATGAAGAAATCAGATTTAAAACAAAGAATGCGCGAAGTAAGGTTTACCACAGAGCATACTCTGACTGCGGATCAGCTGAATCAGTTGATACAAGACAAATTGGAACGTGCTCGGATAGAATCCGAAAATCGCAGACGAGTCAAGAATCAGCTTTTAGCATAGATCTTCTTAAAGTGTTGACAGGAAACGAGGTCCTGTGCTACACTATAAACAAGCACAAACGGGCGGCGACTAGGATGGAATCTCTTGTGTGAGACTAAAAATTAGATCGTATCGAAGCACATTAGACAAATGAATACAATCTGTAGGCATACAGAAGAAACAGAGTGGCTAGTGTGCTTCGATACACACATTGGAAACAATGTGTTACGTGTGGGTAAATCACCTGCTACAATTTTTACAAATTGAAGAATATGAAATTATTTGCTACTGTGTTTTTTTGTGCAGTGTTGACCAATGCCACAGCTCGCACCAGTGAGCCCACAGTGTTGGTCTACAACATCAATGCACAACGCACGGAACTGAGTCGTCATGTGGATCAGGTGCGATCCATGGCCAGTGTGACCAAGCTGATGACTGCCATGGTGACATTGGATTACAATAGAGATTTACAACAGCCGATAACACTGGGGAGAAACACCAGTAGTCGATTGCCGCCAGGCCAGTATACCAGAGAGCAGTTGTTGCAGGCCATGTTGATCAGCAGTGACAACGGTGCAGCCGAAGCCATTTCACAGGACTATCCTGGGGGCCGATCTGCATTTATAGCCAAAATGAATCAGCATGCTAGAATGTGGGATCTTCGAAATACTAAATTCATAGATCCATCAGGGTTAGGCGTGTTCAATGTGACCACTGCACAGGATCTGGCAGAGATGGTGCAGATTGCTGCCGGTTATTGGTTTATACAAGAAGTCAGCAGTCAGCCCACGGTATTGCTAAAAAAGTCAAACCAAACCCGTAGCAACACTGTGAATCTTAGCCACACTTCTCAACAACTGTTGGCAGAGTTTGACCGTGTGACTGTGAGTAAGACTGGATTTACTACGGCCGCCGGGTGGTGTGTAGCCATGTTGGTGGAACACAACACGCAACAGTATGCAGTGATTGTGCTGGGTGCCAATTCTAAACTGGATCGCAGTGCAATTATAAAGAAAGCGTTTAAAAATTTATAACATTGGCCCTGTAGTTTAATGGTAAAACGGCGGATTTATATCCCGTAAGCAACAGATAATTGGTTCATGTGGGTTCGATTCCCGCCGGGGCTACCATGTCTTAATGATCTACTAGAAATTTTTATAACTTTTGCAATCTTGTGTAAATAGAGAGAATCCATGCTACACCTAATTAAATCCACTACTGACAAATTTTTTGAGTTGTTGTCTCATGATCCAGTACGTCCATCTATTCCTCACAATGAAAGAGTAGGGGTCAATCGCGATATTTTTGTCGGTAGAGATAGCAATGATAAAGTTACTGCAATCACATGCGTAAGCTATCAGGACAGTATACCAATTTCTGAAAACGAATTGTTCCGAGTTGCTCATGATCCAGTTATTGCAATATTTTACACTATATGGAGTTATGAACCTGGTGCTGGCCGTCGTTTGATTTTTGATGCAGTAAATCACATACGTCAAACTAATCAGTCTATCAATAGATTCGTTACACTGAGCCCGCCTACAGAAATGGCCCGGCGATTTCATTTAAAAAATGGTGCAGTAGTTTTTAGAGAAAACACCGAAACTGTAAATTACGAGTATAGTGTACTCTAATAGATGTAAGGACACCAATAACCTTACAACTAGCACGGGTATTAGTTGACTTAAAATCAATAGTTTGCTATAATACACACATGTTAAGAAATTAACTGTGTTCTTTAAAAATTTAAATCTGATGCCATCAAATGGTATCATTGTAAAGTGCTATTAGGGTATCGTGTAGGGACGCTTACACTATTCGGGTCCAACTGGCCGGGAACGGATCCTGAAATAACTGCATCGGCTTTGACAGGGAAGCACCCTACGTCTAAATTTATGCACGATAGCACTTTACAATGATACTGGTCTCAAAGTGTTCACGGACGCACACAAGCCTGTCACGCTTGAAGAAGGGGATCGTTACCCCTTGAGACCGCCAAGATAGTTTGCTCGGTTCGTCTAGAGGCCCAGGACATCACCCTTTCACGGTGAGTACACCAGTTCGAATCTGGTACCGAGTACCATGTTGTTGGGGGTTCGTCAAGAGGTAAGACAACGGATTTTGATTCCGTCATGCATAGGTTCGATCCCTATACCCCCTGCCAATAAGTTATCGCAGAGTGTTAGAAGTGGTATCTGGCCAGGCTCATAACCTGGAGGTCGGGGGTTCGAATCCCTCCTCTGCAACCAAATCCCGTGTTAACTAAACGTAAAAGAGTTAGGTAATTGCAACACCTTAATAGCTCGGTGCATTGGATCTACCGCTAAGGCTTGATTGAAAGCGACTTGAGAAATCACAAAGGCGGACCTTGTCCGTCTAAATAAAAAAAAAGGTGGACAGAGTAACTGCTCGGTCTAGGGCTCTTGTGGTGAGAGTAGCTAGACAACTAATTTATTCCTTGATAGCTCAGTTGGTAGAGCACTTGACTGTTAATCAAGTTGTCCCTGGTTCGAACCCAGGTCGAGGAGCCAAAGAACATGCCGAGTGTCGTCGGCTACTGTGACCCACAGGATGAAGTACGTGACAAGTACGGGTGGTTCGAGCAAGAGCCTGCCCCCAGTAATGGGGATGGTGAATCTGCTTCCGGGTAACCGGCGGTCTAACCTAACCGGCGTTAGCAATACGAGAACGGTCCCTGTCGGGAAGCGGGTGGAAGGAGTGTGTGATGGGTATGATAGCGTCATATCTTGATACTCTATAATTACCGCCGGGGGATGCAGAGCATATTGAAGCACATTAAAGATAGGGTCGTAGCGGTTCCATGAACTTGAGTACATACCAAGGTAGTTAGTGTGTTTCAATATGCTTTAAAGTAAGGAGAGTCCAAATGGACAGTGAAAAGAGCAGTGGGACGTTAGCTCAGTTGGTAGAGCAGTAGACTTTTAATCTATTGGTCATTGGTTCAAATCCAATACGTCCTACCATATAAAAACACATTACACGCTTACCCCGGGTGGTACCGGGACGGTAGTGACACTTAACAACCAGGGTGTTTTATAGTGTGTTTTTATATGGTAATTTCTGACTGTAGCTCAGTAGGATAGAGCAACGGATTTCTAATCCGTCGGTCGGGGGTTCAAATCCCTCCAGTCAGGCCAAATAGTATGACCAAAATAATAGTAAACGGAACATTTGATATATTGCATCGTGGACATTTAGAAATGCTACAGTATGCAAAAAACCAAGGCGACTATCTTTTAGTTTGCATTGACTCTGACGAACGTGTTCGAAAACTCAAAGGATCTACTCGACCCATAAACAACCAAATAGATCGTATGTTTATGCTGAATAGTTTAAAATGTGTAGACTATGTTAAAATCTTTAATTCATCAGAAGAGTTAATAGAACTAATTAAACTGGACAAACCAGACATCATGGTCAAAGGCAGTGACTGGCAAGGTAAAAGCATAGTTGGACAAGAACACGTAAATCAAGTGATATTTTATGACAGAGTCGGCAATTATTCAACAACAAACACAATTCAAGATATTGCTAATAGGCGATAACTGCAAGGATATCTATCAGTATGGCACTGTAGATCGTCTCAGTCCAGAAGCTCCGGTGCCTGTATTTGTTCCCACTCGTACAGAAGAGCGCAATGGCATGGCTGGCAATGTGTTTAATAACTTAGAAGCACTAGGATGTGATGTACACTATCAATTTGGTGAGACCAGCACCAAGACTAGACTTATCGACGAGCGCAGTAAGCAACAGATTATTCGAATAGACAAAGACGTTGAGTCAACTCCTGTTATGTTTGATACAGACATGCTTGATGCATATGATGCAGTGGTCATCAGTGACTATGACAAGGGCACAATTAGTTACGAACTAATGGAACAAATTATTGCCACAGTTAAATGTCCAGTATTCATTGATACCAAGAAAACAGACCTGGCACGATTGCAAGGCGCTTGGGTCAAGATCAATGAACTTGAATATAGTAAACTCAAAAGTGAGTGCAGCGGACTAATTGTCACTCGCGGAAGCAAAGGTGCCAGAGTAGTACATCATGACATTGACTGTGCCGCACCTGGTGTAGAAGTTGCAGATGTTACAGGTGCTGGAGATACATTTCTTGCAGCATTTGCATATCAATATGTCAATACAAAAAATTTGCTACAGTCAACTAAATTTGCAATTGATGCCAGTGCGGTCACTGTACAACATATTGGGGTTTATGCGCCAACATTAGAGGAAATCAAATGAGATTAGATGGATTTGTAGAGAAAGGTTGGGGTTCTGAATTGATCTGGGCCACCAATGACAAGTACTGCGGTAAACTATTAAAGTTTAATACTGGTGCCAAGTTTAGTATGCACTTTCATGCAGAGAAAGATGAGACCTGGTATGTATTAGATGGGCGATTCAAAGTTATTACCATTGACACCAAAGACGCCCATCAAGACTCTAGTATCTTAACTTCGGGTGATGTGTGGCGCAATCAGCCATTGGAGCCGCATCAAATAGTTTGTTTAGAAGCAGGTACCATTATTGAAGTAAGCACAGCAGATTCAGTAGAAGATAATTATAGAGTTATGCCGGGCGATAGTCAATTATGAAATACATTGTAGATATTGATGGAACAATTTGTTCGATTGTTCTTAACAATGATGGCAGTGCAAACTATGATAAAACACAGCCACATAAAGATAGGATTGAAAAAATCAATAAGTTGTTTGATGAAGGACATGAAATAACTTATTGGACAGCCAGAGGGTCTGCTTCTGGTGTTGATAGATCAGAATTGACTAAAAAGCAGATGACAGAATGGGGAGCAAAATATCATAAGCTAATATTTTATAAACCTGTTTATGATATTTGGATCGATGATAAAGCTGTAAATAGCGAAGTATATTTTAAATGAAAATATTACTAACCGGCCACAAAGGTTTTATTGGTAGTCACATGTTGACAGCATTAGAATCTGCTGGGCACACGGTATCAACTTATGAATGGGGCGAAACAAATTTGCCCAGTGTAATGGAACAGGATTGGGTTATTCACATTGGTGCTATCAGCAGTACCACTGAAAGAGACATTGATAAATTAATGCGACAAAATTTTGATTTCAGTCGCCAGTTATATGACGCTTGCAAAACGTATGGAGTCAATTTCCAATATGCAAGCAGTGCAAGTGTTTACGGATTGACCAGTACATTTAGAGAAGACGCTCCTGTTGATCCACGTACCCCGTATGCGTTGAGCAAATACTTGTTTGAACGTTATGTGCGTGATCATCCAAGTGGAAGCATTGTACAAGGCTTCCGTTACTTCAATGTGTACGGACCCGAAGGTGAAGAACACAAGGGCAACCAAGCAAGTCCATTTATGCAATTTAAACGTCAAGCAGAAACACAAGGACACATAGAAGTTTTTGAAGGTAGTGAATACTATCTAAGAGACTTTGTTCATGTGTCAAGAGTAGTTGGCACACACTTGAATTTTTTATGTAATACAACCAGTGGTCTATGGAATTTGGGCACTGGACAAACCATGAGTTTTATGGATGTGGCAAAAAGTTTTAATGTGCCGATCAGAACCATTCCCATGCCTGACAACTTAAAAGATTCATATCAAAAGTACACCTGTGCCGATATGAGCAAATTAAATGCCGTTTTAGCCACTGGCAACAGACACCAGTTGACAAGTAACCAAAGTTAGTGTATAATACAATCAAAGCGGATATAACTCATATTCGCTCCAGTGTAATTGCGGGGTTCGTATAGTGGTAATACCTTAGCCTTCCAAGCTAATGCTGACAGTTCGATTCTGTTACCCCGCTCCATTTTTTAAAGGATAGATATGAATCGCTCGAAATTAAGCCGTGGCACCGAAATAGACACAGAACTCTGTGTAAAAAATTCTGGCGGTGACAGATATATGTTGGTTATCCTGGCTTCGGCTCGTGCAAGAGAAATTGCTCGTCAGCATCGTGCCAGTGAAAATCCTGCACATATCTATCCTATAGTTAATGCCTTGTTGGAATTTCAAACAGGCGAAATCAGTCTTGATTCAGCAAGAAAAATTAAGTAAGTTTTCGGAGTGTAGAACAGCCCGGTAGTTCGCATCGTTTGGGACGATGAGGTCCAAGGTTCGAATCCTTGTACTCCGACCATGATATTCGGGGGATTAGTGATAATGGGAGCACATGTGCTTTGCAAGCATGTAGTGGGAGTTCGATCCTCCCATCCTCCACCAATACCGGAAGACGGGCAGGACGGTAATGCAGCGGATTGCTAATCCGTAGACCGTAGTAATACGGTCACAGGGTTCGACTCCCTGGTCTTCCACCAAACAGGCCCTTTTAGTATAATGGTAATACAGTTGATTTGTAATCATCTGCTGGCAGTTCGATTCTGTCAAGGGGCACCAAACATAGCGAGTGTGGCGTAATGGTAGCCGCATCAGACTTAAAATCTGAGGTCGTAATGGCGTGCCGGTTCGAGTCCGGCCACTCGTACCAAACATAGCAAAAGTGTCATAATGAGAAAATTTAACATTAAAGAAATCAAAAACTTTATAAACTCCCAATCTCCAGACACCCGCATTTATATTGGAGTAGATTCAGAAAGAATCAAAGTTGGTCAAGTGTGGTACGCTGACTATACTGCCGCTATTGTGGTTCATATTGGCGGCAACAATGGATGCAAACTGTTTGGGGAAGTCACAAGAGAGCGTGACTACGACCAAAAAGCCAACCGGCCAAATACTCGATTAATGACCGAAGTTTACAAAGTTAGTGAGTTGTATTTGAAACTAGCAGATGTTTTAGAAGATAGATTGGTCGAGGTTCATTTAGATATCAATCCCAAAGACGAGCATGCCAGCAGCAATGTGGTCAGTCAGGCCATTGGTTATATCCGTGGTACTTGTAATGTGGTACCATTGGTCAAACCAGAAGCTTTTGCAGCCACTTATGCAGCTGATCGTTTTAGAGGATTAAAAATAGCATAACGCCCGGGCGACAGAATTGGTATGCCATTTGACATATATATAATTTGATAGTATAATATAAGCATGAATATATCAAGAGCAGAGCAAAGTGTTATAAAACACAATCTAGAACAGTATAGAGTAGATCAGGCTCGTATGGACAAACAACGAACTGAGGACTATGCCAAAAAGATCGAAGAACGCAGGCTTGATCAAATTATTGCAGATCGAGTAAGAAGAAATCTTCGATTGGATTTAGACAAGGGCAGGAATATAGATATTGAATGTTAAAAGGAGGCAATTATGCCAGCAGTATTTTTAGTTAGTGATACACATTTTGGACATGCTGGCGTATGTCACTTCACACGTAACGATGGAGTTACAAAACTTCGCCCGTGGGACAATGCAGACGAAATGGATGAAGAAATGGTTCGTCGTTGGAATGATCGAGTTCGTCCCAATGACAAAGTGTATCACCTGGGTGATGTTGTTATCAATCGCAAAGCCTTGGGCATCATGCGTAGATTAAATGGCGACAAAGTGTTGATCCGTGGTAATCACGATATCTTTCGAGATGTTGAGTATCGCGAGCACTTTCGTGAGTTGCGAGCATACCATGTGATGAACGGCATGATCTTGAGTCATATACCTATACATGAAGAAAGTCTTGGCCGTTTTGGTGTTAATATTCATGGTCACTTGCATGCCAATCGAGTCATGAAGGACGGAGTTATTGATCCACGTTATCATTGTGTTTGCGTTGAACAAACAGATTACACACCTATCTTGTTTGAAGATGTGATCAAACGTATTGAAGCAGAAGGTGGTAGTGTGGGTTTTAAAATAATGTCATGAATGCATCCAAAAAAAAATATGTTGTTTGGTACAACAGTGGCGCCGGCGGTTTTTTTGTGTCATGGCTAATTCAAGTTTGTCTTTTTCCAAATGATTTATCATTGTCTCTTAAAGTTTTTCCATTAAAAATTAAAAATAATAGTAAGCAATGGAGAAAATACGAAAAAACCCCAAATAATGTAAATGTATTATGTAATTCTTTTTATCCAATATCATATTACAAAGTTGATTCTGATTTACTCACACAACAAACTTTAGATTCTGTAAGACACAACGGAGATTCAATATATGACTTATTTCATTGTAGAATAAAATTGTTTTTAGTAAATTATGTTTATCAATCTGGACATGTTAGCACAACCGATTTTAATTGGATTAACAAAAACAAAGATAAATTTGATCTATACAATCAAGAACTAGTAAAAAACGCCACAGATATTTTATTTGATCTTAAAAAAAATATTTTTGTATGTGCTCCAGAAAAATATATTGAGTTAGCTGCGCATTCTAAAAAACTCAGATACTATGAATCTAATCTCAATGAAATTTTGTACAGAAATAAAGATTTAAAAATTTTTAACATTGATTCAATTTGGAAAAATTATTACATTGAAGAACTTGAAAAAATACTAGAAACAACATTGGATACTACTCAAATATACGCAGTCAAAACTCTGGTAGATAGATATATGGATATTATGCCACTTAATATGAAACAATATTGTTATGCAGATTAAATTGGGATTTACAGTTAATTCACAGTGTGAACAAAAACCCATAATTGCTGTCAGTGTAGATAATACGGTAGTAATTGACTCGTTATTATTGGCAAATTGCGGTAAAGTTGATGATGTTAATGCGTCAATGCAAATATTAAATTTCAACGTGGATATCAATGACGCCATACCAGGTACTCATTTTATTAGAATCCTGGGTCTTAATTTATTTGATGAATATAAAACCAATGGTGATTTTGGAATACAAGTCAGATATGTAGAAATCAATGGTATAAATCTTGAATATTTTTTTAAACAATTTGTAGCATATAATCCTATACAGGATCAAGGATATGTTGATAATTATCTAAGTCCTCAAAATAAACTGCATGAATTAGAAGTTATCAACAATCAACTCACGCATGTAACACACGGTGATTATGCCAACTATATCAATTTAAAAAATGGGTGGATTGATATAAAATTTCAAACTCCGTTGTATAATTGGATAATAGATAATAATTTTGGTGCAGTAGCTAGATCTCTAATATTAGATTTTGATTAAAAATGTTGCTGAAAAACAACACTAATTTATGAGCTATAATACCAGATTGACCGATAATTCTTGTTTTGCTATAATTAGAGCATAGTAAGAAACAAGGAGAAAACAACTATGCGTTATGACCCACTTACAAATAGAGGGGTAACGGAAATGCTGGTAGGACCGCATGACCGTGTGGCCAACACCAGCCGTCGCAAGGCACCACTGCCCGGAAGAGAGTTACAGTTTGACCCCAAAGACGAAATTGGTTGTTTTGTCTGCGGAGAATTTCGTAGCTATAATTTTGAATTTGACAGCAACTATTGTGACCATTGCAACACTTGGTTGGAAGGTACATGCAATGACGCCCGGTGCCCGTTCTGCCCCCAGCGTCCCAAGTATCCAAAATATATTGATTGACCGATAATTCCTTTTAATGTATAATATCCACATACCCAACAAGGAGAAGATAATGACACATTACGGTCATCCAGCATCATATCACAACTTAACACACGAAATCCTTATTGACATGGAACAACGAGTACAGGTTCACAAATGGTGTCAAAAACAGTTTGGCCGGGCCTGGGAGCCATTTAAAAATCCCGAAGGCCGCTGGACCATGATCTGGGGTGGCCATGACGAAGACACTCAAACTCTGATCAATGATAAACTCACCAAATCTAAAAAGTATAAAGTTTGCTTTGCAGATGAACAAGATTTGTCCATGTTCGAGACATCCCTAGCGGTTGACCAATAAATCCCAATTTGTTATAATAGAAGTATAGCAAGGAACAAGGAGAGGCCAATGAAACACACTATTGTATTAGACAATGGGTCATACCTGCAGGTCAATGATCTAGGCTGGTGTGAGCGTAAGACGCCGCGGCAGTACAAAAACCTGGCAGAAGCCCAACATCATTTACAATGGGGTATTGCCATGTGTCACACCAATGTTAAACTTAGAACAGACTACATTGCAACCTACCATCGAGACAAAACTAGATTTGAAAAGGCTGTTGCCAAAGAACAGTCACAGATCAAAGAGCTAGAGACACAACCTTATAACAAGGTAGCAGATCAGATCAAGAAAGCTCACTTTAACATTGATCAACTCACTGTCAAGTTTTATCCTGAAAGCCGTCTCAAGGATTTCAAACGTGATACCAAATTCCTTGCAAGTGCCAAAAAAGTACTTGCCAACAACCCTAAGATTATTCCTTTAGGTTGACCAGTAATTGCCTTTTTGCTATAATTAGAGCATAGTAAGAAACAAGGAGCAGAAATGCAAAGATCCACCGCAATGGCCCAACTACAAAAAGAGTGTGTGTTCTTGGGCATAGGGTTTTTTGAACTGATCAAAGACATCCAGATCAATGGAAGTTTGGTCTACAGCGAAAAGACCATAGAAGCATACCACAAATACATGGAAATTTATGCCATTGCCGCCCAGGTTGACGCATAAAGACACTTCTGCTACAATACATACATAAACAGTTTTTAACCACAACCCGAAAGGACACAGCCCATGTCAGATACCCGTACAATAACATCAGTTCAAGCTCGTCGTAGTTTACTGAAAGCATTTAAACATCAACGCCCTTTGTTTCTCTGGGGTCCTCCCGGTATTGGCAAGTCAGAGTTGGTAGCAGATATCACTGAGGAACTTGGTGGTCACATGATTGACTTGCGTTTAGGACAAATGGAGCCCACAGACATTCGTGGCATTCCGTTTTACAACAAAGACTCCGGCAAGATGGACTGGGCTGAGCCAGTAGATTTGCCCACTGAGGAATTGGCCAGCCAATATCCTGTGGTAGTTCTTTTCTTGGATGAAATGAACAGTGCCGCTCCAAGTGTACAGAGTGCCGCTTATCAGCTAATTTTGAATCGTCGTGTGGGCAAGTATCGACTGCCTGACAATGTTGTTATGGTTGCCGCAGGTAACCGTGAAAGCGACAAAGGCGTTACCTATCGCATGCCAACTCCACTGGCAAATCGTTTCATTCACCAAGAGATGAAAGTAGACTTTACCAGTTGGCAAGAGTGGGCAGTTAACCACAAGATCCACAAGGATGTGGTAGGTTACATTGGCTTTGCCAAAAATGATCTGTACGACTTTGATGCCAAGAGCGCAAGCCGTGCCTTTGCTACGCCACGCTCATGGAGTTTTGTGAGCCAAATTCTGGACGACAGTGACAGTGATGACGACACCACAATGAATCTGATTGCAGGTACTGTAGGAGAAGGACTTGCAGTCAAGTTCATGGCACACCGCAAGGTAGCCAGCCGTATGCCCAAGCCCGAGGAAATCCTGTCAGGCAAGGTCACTACCTTGGATGTCAAAGAAGTCAGTGCCATGTACAGTTTGGTGATCTCCATGTGCTATGAGCTCAAAGATGCCATCAATGAAAAGAAAGTAGACGACAAGAAGTTCCACGAAATGGCAGATAACTTCTTTGGCTACATGATGAGTAACTTTGAAACAGAGTTGGTTGTTATGGGTGCTCGTATTGCACTTACCACATACAACCTGCCGTTCCAGCCTACCAAGCTCAAGAACTTTGACAAGTTCCATCAGAAGTACGGCAAGTACATTTTGCAGGCATCTGCCTAAGTAGTTTAGGAGGGTGGTGTTTCAAAAACACAGGGCTGTGTTCGCACTGCCCTCCTTTCTCTGTACAAAATAATTATATGAAGTACAATATAGTCAAGCTTGATGGTAGGCACAATCATCGCAATCGATTCAAATACATGATCACATTTACCAAGGCACCTGGACAATCAGCCATATTGGACTTTGATCGTTGTCGTAGATGGTTCAACGATACCTATGGCTGGAGTCAAGATGTGGAAATGCAGTATCCAATGATTCAAGCCCAAATCAAACAGATTGACGAGCATCCTGATGTAGTGGTCAATGAACAGTGGGCATACAATATAAAATATAACGATTATAGAATTTATATTGCCAACGATCAGATGTTAACCATGTTCCAATTAAAATGGGCATAACAAATTTTAAATATGATTTAACTGACTGGTTAAGTAAGTTCAATGGAGGTCAGTGCATGTCTCGAGCAAAAATAAAATGGCATAGGTTACCGGGCTTTAAACTCAAGGCCACCTGGGAGCCAGGACCAAGAATGATGGGGTTAAAAGAATCCGACATGGATCCCATCCATACATGGAGCAAAAACAACAAGTGTGGAATTCGTATGAGTTTTGACATGTGGCGGTTCAAAACTCCAGAAGAAATTACTATGTTTTTATTGAAGTGGTCATGAATAGTGTAGCACAACACATCATTGACGGGGCGAGTAAACAACTCAGTGAACACATTGATCGTATGGTGCTAGCAGGTTCGGGTTTAGTATTTGATTACTATTTAGAGCACGGTCGAGGCACAATCTGCGGACAGGAGTATCTCTCAGTGGCTCCTATGAACGCAGACGGGCAGTGGCATGATATGATGGCATGGATGGGCGAGACATTTGGCCCTACACCTTTTGACAGCATATGGATGCCTGATCAACGCTGGCATGTGAACAATTGGAAGTTTTGGTTCCGTGATGCCAAAGACCGTGATTGGTTTGTGTTGAGGTGGTCATGAAAACAAAACGTGCTATGTCTGACTCAAGAAGGGCAGATGAACAGTTAAAAAGACTTGAAACTGGCCGTGCTGACAATCAACCCAAATGGCCCTATTGGGTTTGTCCATACCATTACTCTAGAGCAGAGTGGATAGATATAGAAGAGTGGATGAAAGAAACCATGGGTACCAGTAATTGGCTCGAAGAAAATGCTCGTTGGGTAAGCAGTGATCGTAAGTATTGGTTCCGTGAAGAAGCAGATAGAACTTTTTTCTTACTAA